TACCAACTATACTATGTTATTATAGTGGTAATACCCATTATATACCAGATGATGTTGTATCTGGAACAAATGAGGCCGAATTAAATATCTTTTTTAAAAGATGCTTAGATGAACTAAGCTAAGTTGTTCCATATATTACACTAATTGGTAATGACATTGCTTCATACTCAATGTTATCATAAGAAAGAGTTAAATCATATGTATTTGCTAGCATTTTATTAAACTTACTACTTTTGATATTTCTAGCAAAGGGTCTAGATGATTTATGTATTTCATCATTAAATTCGGTAACTGTTTTAATGAAATATAAATCATAATTGCTAATAGAATGTTTATATATAAAATTAAAAATATCGTATTTATATCCATACCATTGATAAAAACAATCTAGATACCATTTAAAATCATAACTATTTAAAACTGTCAATATTGACCTTACCACGGTTAACTCGGCATTATATTCATTCTCGTTAGGTGAATTCATATGTTTAATAAAATTACATATCATAAAACTAGATGGTGATATATTTTGTATTTTAATATTAGACAATATTAATGTACACATATCTACAAATTTTGCATCACAACAGTCCATATTAATCATTAGAATATCCATATTTTTGGTAGATTTTGATAATAATAACTCTTTGTTATAATCGAAGTTTACACCTTTGTTAAATATATCAACCATAATAATTAATATATTCGTATCCATTGATGAATGCCGCAAAAATTCTGGTATCATTTGGTATGATGCATTTGTTGGTGTCATATTTGCTAAAGGCATGTTTCTAGAGTAAAACATTACGTCCGTTTGATTATATTTTGATCCAACTGACATATAAATTTTGTTGTATTTTTTACCTTTATTAAAAATGGTATCAATAACATTAGTATAAGTTGTTTTGTCAGCATTGAACAGCATATTATATATTTTTTATAATATTACTATAAAAAAATATACATTATCAATTTTTTTATCCCCTGATTTGTCTACTGTTACTAGAATCCAATATTATGTTGTTGTTTTTTTATTTCATATATTTTAACTTCAATATCACAAATTATGTATCGCATTTGAAGCAATTCTGTAAATATTTGTTGCTCCGTTTGTATCTCTGTTCCAATAACCGCATCCGTTTTTACAACAAATCAGTCCATGAACTAAAATACACCCGTCTCTAAATGGTTTCGGGTTTTCCCTTACCATTGTCTTGCTACAAATACCTACTTCGCATTTAGAACATCTACAACTCGTTCTAAACTCATCTACCAAATAAGTTTGAAAACCTGCTTTTCTAAACAATGTTCTCATTCTTTTACCTTTGGTTGGTTCTTTGAATTTCATATGTACAAAATTGATTACAACAATATAAGAATTTGAATTGTATAATAACGAGAATATGACAACATCAGTCCATAAATTATATGATTTTTTTGAGGGACAGGGTGAAATGCACCCAGCAATTATCATGGATTTATTTGGTTATGCGAATTGGACTTCTTTTATGAAATCCAATAGAGATAATGTATTAACACTGTTTTTGGGATTATATAAGGGGTTATATTATATGGGCGTTACCCAAAAGGAAATCTACAGATGCTTTTTACAAAATAAATTAGATGACCTAATACATATAAAATATTCTATTACTGGTTCGGGTTACTATAATATATTTTGCGGCAAACCTGTAAATCGTCCAAACTCATTTAAAGCAAACCCATTTGAAGAAGACCCATTTGAAGCATTTGAAGACCAAATGATAGGAAATCCTATAAAAATAGGAAACACATTTTTAGACCTTCACACAGATGATGATAAAGACGACTGCGTTGATAAAATCAAAACTAGTAATGAAATCGTACCTTTAATATATACAATCCAGCCTTCATATGTTCGTATTAAAAATTCATTAACCGACATAGATGTTCTAATTTCAAAAAAAATAAAGAGCTACAAGGAACAAGATACTCGTAAAGTTAAAAATAATTCGGTATTTTCGATTACAGATAAATATGTAACCATAGCCGATGTTAAAAAACTATTGTATAAACAAGAAGAAAAATGTTATGTATGTGGTGATGTTGTATCAGTAACATCATGTGAAAAACCAAATGACATTACTGATGCTGATGGTGATGGTGAGGATGTATTATTGAGACATATACATTATCTTATGAGCGATACTACCCATATTAGCAAATGTATGTATCAATTTACACTCGATAGAATTGATAATAAATTACCACATAATGGAGATAATGTATTGATATGTTGTCAGTATTGTAATTGTTTTGGAGAGAATGATAAATATACTGTAGTTGACCTTCGTGTATGTAAAGTGTGTCCAAACAAATGTCATACATTGAAACGGAATGATATTAAAAGAACTAGAAGAGAAGTTCCCAGAGAAGAAATAAATCAATTAATATTACATTGATTACAACATAAAATTGAATTACACCCTTTAAAATTAATTGTATAGTATAATAAGTAAAACATGGATAGTCTTACTGTGATTACCAGCAAAAAATATAAAACATTAGGTGCATTGTTAAATGCACCATTTAGATCTATAATTGGTGCTTCAAATAACGAAAAAAATGAGAATATTAAGTCATATTTATATGAATGGTTATACAAAAATTATTATAGTAGTAAAAAAATGGGAGGTAATCTAACGACACGAATCAAAATTATTTCAAATAAACCATGTTATTACTACATTATGAAAGAATGTTTTAATAATATGGACGTCTTACAATTAAATAAAATAACAAAAACAATATTGAATGACGAATGTATTCAATTCATTAAAATCTTACATTCGGTCAGCAGTTCATTAACAGGAACATTCCTAGATTATCTTGTAAGAAGAATAATTTGTGAAATAACACAAAACCCATTTCATGATCGCAGAGCATCACGTCTAATAGATAAGGACAATGATATTATTCATAATTTAGATACCGAAGAAGATAAGGAACAATATATAGTAAATAAGTATATTCAAAGAGTAGAATATGGAACGGATTCGCATATTTGTTCGCATGGTTGTATTCGTAAGTTCGAACAAACTGTATTTTATAATAGTATGCCCGACTGCATACCCGAATGTAAGTTCGATAAATGTGTAAATCTTTGTTACGAAAAAATCACAAATACAGAAATGTATTCTTCGGTTGATATTATGGAAGAAATATTTATAAGTTCGTTGTCCCACTCTATAGAATTTGGGGGATGTCCTAACCAATCCAATGTGAATGAAATATTGAATTTAATCAAACATACAACCAACATAGAAGAAATATTTTATTTGCCTTTACGCCAATTATGTTTAAATTTATTAAAGGAAAATCCAAATGTTTTATTAAATCCAGCATTAGGTCATCAAATTGAATTATTAGACAATAAAAATATTCCCGCTGATTGTGATTTAGTAATAAACAATTATTTGTATGATATCAAATGTACTTCTGGTGAAAAATCGGTTTATGAAATTTTACAATTATTGGGGTATGCATCTTTGTTGAATTGCATTTCAAGATTTAATAATAATAAGGTTGATAATATTTCAATAATTAATTTATTGCAAGGATATATCGTTAATTATGATATATCTTATATTACAAAAGACCAAATGGTTAATTATCTAAGAGTTCTAACAAAATAAAGGTATACACCTTTGAAGATTTTATCTACAATTATCTCTTTATTCTCATAATATACTTAATATAACTAATAAATTTTAAGTATATTATTTATAATTTTTTATTTTACTATTTTTTGTACGATTTATTTTATTATGTTTTTTATTTTTTTTTCGCATAGATTTCCTTCGTTTTTTTCCTCCAGATTGCACTGGTCTAGCTATAGCTATTGGCAATGATTCATTCACCTTATTATTATCTTCTGGTTTAGAAGTAACAAACGGATTAATTAATTTATCCTTTATTGTGTCAGTAACGTTAGTTACTGAAGATGTAACTGTATTAACAATATTATCATTACCAGAATCGTCAACTTTTGTTGGCAATTCATCATTTTCTTTTGGTAAATCATCTTGAATGGTATCTGTTACTATAGGATCGGTATTTGGTGATGATGTTTCGTTTTCAGTTTCAATATTTATATCTTTCTCGTATGAAAAATGAGAAAATGCTATAACTAAGGAAACAATCGATATTAGTCCATATTGAATTGGTGGAATATATTCAGTCATTATTAGTTATATTATAACTATATTTTTTTCCTAAAACGTGTTTATACGGTTGACTCGGGACTAGTTGCCCATTGATATTTTTTTTTCCACATTTTCTTTACACTAGTTTTTACATTACAGCTCATATGTCTTTCAAAATGTTCAGGATTATCATAAAATAATGTATCCGGCCCATTCTCTGCTAGAATTCCATTACCTACATAACGTACTTTGAAGAATTGGGATTCTGATACAGGATTTCCCACACGATGATGGTACTCACGAATACCAGTAGTTGCTCCTCGAATAGGAGTTCCGGTACTAGTTGATGTACTAAAATATTCAAGCTTATCCTTCTTTTTTCCTATACATCTGTATCCAGGATCTTGCTTCATATATTCAGCTAGTGCTCGACGCTTTGCTTGAGGGCTTGAATATACGGTGCTATCAACAGTTGTTACTGTATTATTATTATTAAATGATCTATCATCATACATATTTACTTCATATATGTTTGATTCAGGTTCTTGTGTTAGATTTTCATGGGTATCCATATTTAGCGGGTAATAGATGCGATAACAGTACTTCTGTTTGTTACATTATATCATTGTAATATCTTTATACTAGTTTCTTTTGTTAATTATATGTTGCGACATATTACGTAGCATTTTTTAGAGATAATTGTATATACAGGTATGCATCTTAATAAAAAACAACAACGTCAATATATCGAACAGCATTTTATGAAATCCTCTATGACTGCTAGTAGTGACAATTTGTCTAACGGTAATGCTACATATGATAGTGATCCGTTTTTACCAAACAAACCGTCTATGTACGACAAAATAGAAAATGTTGCCGAAACTAATGATACGAATTCTTTCAACTATCTATATAATAATATTCTTACTGAAAATATGACATCATTTTCTAGAGATTTGAGTGAAGCATATAAATTACATTTGTGTATGTTCTCTATTAATCAAAAATTAGATACGCCATTTTTACAAATTATGTTTAGCAATAATGATTCATTGTTTAAATTCCCTACTATTGATTTAGATATGACTCCACTTCGCGATGCAAACAATGATAATATTACTGCGTCTACTATGACTGATAATGCTGATGATGATGAAGATGCCGATGACGACAATAGTATTATTACAAATTATGATAATCGTACCATTGATAATGAATTCATGAAACAGTGTAGGTCTTTTTTAATGGACACAGTGGATATCGATGATACTGAACTAGATATTAATTCAATATATAGGGGGTTTTTGGAATCAGATAATAACGATGTATTTATATTTTTTGATTGTTCTCAAATTGATATCATGAACAATGTTAAGAATAATGATTTTATATTAGCTATAGTTGATGAAATTAATAATCGTAAAATAAACAACATTGATATTGACCCAATTATATTAAATATGTTTGAAGAAAATCATTTTACAACTGAAGTATATTATACGAATGGAGAACCAACACCTCTACCAAAAATAGCATATATATGTAATAGAAATGATGAAATAACTTATAATAACGAATATTATGAAAATGATAATAATGTATCTATTATAAATACTCGTATTGATCATTCTGTTTATGGTGAAATATATATGTTCTCAAAGATAGCGTTATCTGGTAATTATGATAACATTAAAAGGTTTGCTATTTTTTATAACGAAGATAATGAGGAGGTAAATGAGGAGGTAAATGAGGAGGTAAATGAGGAGGTAAATGAGGAGGCAAATGAGGAGGCAAATGAGGAGGCAGGTGAGGATGAAAGTAAGGATGAAAGTAAGGATGAAAGTAAGGATGAAAGTAAGGATGAAAGTGAGGATGAAAGTGAGGATGAAAGTGAGGATGAAAGTAAGGATGAAAGTGAGGATGAAAGTAAGGATGAAAGTAAGGATGAAAGTGAGGATGAAAGTAAGGATGAAAGTGAGGATGAAAGTAAGGATGAAAGTGAGGATGAAAGTAAGGATGAAAGTGAGGATGAAAGTAAGGATGAAAGTGAGGATGAAAGTAAGGATGAAAGTAAGGATGAAAGTGAGGATGAAAGTAAGGATGAAAGTGAGGATGAAAGTAAGGATGAAAGTGAGACAGAAAGTGAGGATGAAAGTGAGACAGAAAGTGAGGATGATGAATCCAAAATAGATGCAGAAGAGGAAACCGAATTAATTGAGAACACCGTGGTTAAAGTAAATGATGGGGAATATCAACTATATGGAACATATTTTGAAGATACATTTATTGAAATATAAATACACATCATAATATTTTTAGAATATTATGATTAGATTAAAAATTATACAGAAGAATAGGTAGCAAAAAATATATCTAAAATATCACTATCAACATCATTCTTCATATTATCCATAATTTCTTCACGTAATGGTTTACGTTCATAAATATTATTAAAATTGTTAACATATATATTTATTTTATTAACCTGACTATTAATATAATTATCTCTTTCGTCTAATTTAGCCTTATTTTGTTTCATAGTTTCAATACGAATACGTGCAGTATTTTCCTCTTCTGCCTGTTTATTAAGTAATTCATTTTCCCTTTCAGCTAATTGCCGTTTTTGATCGTTAATCACCTGATTTTTTGCACGTATCGCAGCATCTGTAATATCATCGTTCATATCATTAACGTCATTATCTAGTTCTAAATACCATTTATGACGAGTTTCATTAGCACTAACAATTGTATCACATATATCCGGTTTTTTAAGAGCCTCGTATTGTTTACGTTTAAGACTACCATCTGCTCCAGCAAATTTCTTTTTAAATTCGTGAATAACCTGCTCGGTAATATCTGGACTAGTTTCCATTAATCTATCAAATTCATTACGACATTGTTTAATAAATGTTCCAGCGTCATTTCTTTCATCTGGATTTTTTGATAATTCTATGCGAATATTTCTAGCAAATTTATCCCAGGCAATAGATGATACTCTATGTGCTTCATTTAATTCAGAAATTTTAAGATATTGTTGAATGGTAGTTAATATACCAATTATAATATTAATACTTCCAATTACAGCGGGTGCGTATGCGCGTATATTTTCAGGAAAACTATCTTGTGCAAAAGATGCAGTACCACTAATAGTCGAAAAAATAATAGCAGGTATAGTAAACCATGCATGTAGATATGAATACTTAGCATGAGAGCGGGTATTAAGCCATTTATAACATTGTGCAACATCACACCATTCAACCATAATTACTTCATTTTCAGGTGACCATACCACACGTTTTTTATTTACTAATGTTTTATCATTAGTTTTATCATTAGTTTTATCATTAGTTTTATCATTCATTTTATCATTATTTGAATCATCACCACTAAATATAGTATCGTCAGTAGTAGTAGTAGGCGAAGAAGGAGGTATAGTATCAACATTAGGGTCCATATTATATGTATTATAATATGGTTATAAAAAAATAGAAGATAAATTACTTAGGTGGATCAATATTCCCGATAGATGTAAATGCAGGTATTTTTGAAATATCTGTTTCTATAATATTAATATCATCAGTATCATTACTGCTATCAGTAACCGGGGTAGAATTATGTTGAACACTATCAATGTTAGCATCCTTAACGGAGTCTGCAATTTTTAGAGTACTTTCTCCTGTAATAATATCATTAATAGTATCTTCTTCGATTTCAATAGGATCAGCTAACATTTCTAAGGTTTGTTCATCCTGAATATCATCAATCGAAAATGTATAATTCATATTGATATTTTCATCAACTTCATTAAAGAATTCATTAATACGATTATGTAATTTTTTTAGCTGTTTTTGTTGAGATATATGAAAGAAGGAAATATAATTAATATATAGTGAAATTTGTTCTTGCAACATTCGATTATCATGAGTTAATGTGTTTAAAAAGTTAGATATAGAGAACCCAACCTTATGATTATCATTATAATGTATAATAGCATCCTCTTTTTTTTGTGCTTCTAGATAAAGATTATTAATTAACTTTAAAATACTAGCATGTAATAATTCAATATCTTCAATTCGATATTCTTGAAATGGTTCTAAATCTTTATATACCGGAAATGTTTGTATGTCAATATCATCATCATTAAAATGATCTTTGCAAAATTTTACTATAATATTATGCAATTTATAATAATCACAATACATGCGGTTATTTAATATCGATCGTAATTTTTTAACATGTTCAAATTCCATTGCAAATATTTTATATTGATAATAAAATGAATCTAAACAAAATAGAAAAATTTGTTTATTATTATCTTTAATCATTTCAGTATGTAATTTTTTTAATTCACCCAATTTATTAGATACACGATTCTTTGTAATTCCAATTTCACGCTTCATGGATATTATATTTTTAAAACTATTTTTCAACTTTTCGTTTTGAAATATATAAACATTCGACATAGTCTTGATTAATATATCTGTATATAAAATTTATAAATAAAAAACAAATATACATATTTAATCTAAGGGTTTTTTTTTAATATCCTAACTAAATAGATGCTAAGAAATGTTGGTGAATTTCTTTTTCTAATATTTCATATTCTTTCACTAAATTAAGCTTATCTTCAGCGGTGAATGCGGTAACACATGTTTTATTTTTTGTTTCAGTAAAATCAAATAGATAATCTGTATTCCAAATATCAGTTGAATATGGACTCCATATATTATTAGATGAAAATGGAGTCCAGTTATCCGCTATTATAGAATTATTAACATGAGTTGACGTGTTTTCTTTATTTCTCTCGTTTCTTGGAATATATTTTTTAATTTCCCAATATTGCCCAGCTTCTTCGTCATATACTAGCTGAGTTTTTTTTTGATCATTAAGTTTTTTTAATAAAGAAGAAGACTGAGGAGTATCATATAAACTAATTGTAATGAATGCAAAGTAATATGCGTTTTGGTTTTCGTTAATTTTATAAATCATATCAAGATCAGTAACACGACCAATTCCCATATTGTTGAAGGCATTATGAACAGTAATACGATTAACAGTTCCTAACATACGTGGGATATAAATGGATAATGACATGTTTTAATACGTTGATAAAGCAGAATGCTAAGTTAAAATACTTAACGGAGTATAAATATTATCAATTTTTTACATAATGTAGTAAATTATATAAACATATGTATAATTTATATAATATACGATGTCTATTAAAAATGCATATTATATGTTGAGTGATAATAATTTACCGATAGATCCTGTATGTGATAGTAATTATAAATTTGGAGTATTAGTAGTAGATGTAAATGAAGTACCGGTTACATTATCACCTATTTTTATATTATTTACAGTTGATTCCACAGGTTCAATGAGTGATTATGTGACGAGCAATACAACAAAAATGCAATATGTAATTCAAACATTAAAAAGTATAATAAAATATTTATCAACACAACTAACCGACGTATATGTGCAAATAAATAGTTTCAATGAAACAGTAGATGAATTAATACCTCCAATTAAAGTGACAACCGAGAATGTGAAAGATATAACATCAAAAATAAATACAATAGAAGCTGATGGTACTACAAATATAGAAAACGCATTAAAGTCTGCAACATCTAGTATTCATAAACATTCTAATATGAATCCAAATCATTCATGTGTCCATATATTTATGACAGATGGAGAACCAAATAGCGGGGCATCAACATCAACTGAATTATTAAACCATGTGTCAAATAATTATTTGTCAATAAATATTGGATTTGGTACAGATCATAACGCCAAATTATTATGTGAATTAAGCAGTAATTCAAATAGCGAATATCATTTTATTGATAGAGTAGAAAATGCGTCAATTATATACGGAGAATCACTACATAAAGTATTATATCCAGCTGTAAATAATGTTAATATAAATATAGAAAATGGAGCAATATACGATTGGAATACAAACGAATGGAATGAATCTCTATATGAAAATACTATAATAGGGGATGTAAAAAAATATTATCATATAAAAACATCAACAGTAGAGTCATTAAATATATCATTGACTGGTACTATCTTCAATAAATTAGATAATAATCAAATGAAAACATTATATTTGGAAGAAAAAATAGAAAAATTGCCTGATTTAATAGATATTAATGGAGATATAGTAACTGAACATACAATATCAAAATTCGCATTTCGTCAATGTGTATTGGAACTCTTATATAAATCAATACATACAAAAATAAATAAGGAAAATATAGAAGAGTTAAAAAGTGATATTCAGTCTTTGTTTAGAGTATTACGTACATTTGCAAATGATAACGAACTAATAAAAGATGGTATAATCAAACAATTAATGAATGATTTATATCTAGCATATTGGAATGTAGGAAATGTGTATGGTGACATTTATATTTATGGAAGACATACTTCACAGGGTAATCAATTAGCTCATACTCCTGGTAATCATTACATCTCAACTAACTATACAGTTATTGATATAGAAACTCCTCCTAGACCTGAATTAAGACGATTATCTAGACACCATGATAATATATTTAATTTTGATAATATAAATACGCCATTAAACTTAGATTTAGATATGTCAGTAGTAGGTGAGACTGATACAGAATACTCATGTTATAGTACACCTGGAGTACGTAATACAACAAGTTCCATTCAAACGTTTGATAATGATAGTGATTAAAAAAGATAAATAATAGGTAAATACTATGATTAATAATTTTAGTTAGGTAAATTACATGACATGCTAATATATTCTATTGTAAATAGATTATATTTATCATCTAGGATAGACTCACACCGTTTTATTTGTTTTTTCTGTTTTGATTGGATATAGTCACCACAAGTACCACAGTGGTCTTCGTTAGAATAATCAACGACTAATCCTCGATTCGTTTCATTTCTTACACCCCATCTACCTAATGGTATATTGTTTTTTACCCCGGCATTTTTGATAACCTTAGATAGGTGAGAGAAAGTAATTCGTGTAGGTATCGACATAATATATTGTGTTGTATGTAAGAGCACAATATATTATTAATCAATTTTTTATTTACATTTGCCATAGTGCGCTTTAGCCCATTTTTTCCATTTATGTGCGGAAAAAGTAAGTTTGCGTTTATTTCGTCGATTACATTTTCGTGATAATGCACATATAGGTTTGTCATTTGTTTCCTTACATAAATCATCTAAACAATTATAAATATGATGTTTTCTCATAGTTTTTCTAAACTGTTTAGTCGTATGGTTTCCTCGTATATTTGACCCATATCCAGTAAAGCATATTGTTTTTTGTTTATGTTTATTTTTACGTCTAGTTTTTAATGTCATTTTTGTTATATTATAATTATACAAAAAGTTGTATAGTTAAAAAAGTATATAAATAACATGTAACGATATATTATAAAATGGCTACGAATACTACACCTATACCTAAAAATTTTCGCACATTAATTGCAGATTTTACCAGAGATTTGTCTGGAACATTTCCAGAATACTCGCATATGTGGGATAAATATGGAAATGAGGATACAACAGATGATCAATTAGAAATTTTATTCAAATTTTGTAGTAAAGTATATCCTGCTCGTTTTTTTGATATTTTGAATCAAAATGAAGATATCTTTAAGGAAGGAAGTGATGAAGATGTATATTTCTTTCCAAATATGAGTTTTCGTTTGATTTTTAATAGTGAAGGTTTAAGTGAATCAAGTAAAAAAATAATATGGAAATATTTACAATTGACGCTATTTACAGTAGTGGGTACAATGGATGATAAATCAAACTTTGGTGATACAGCAAGTATGTTTGAAGGAATAGATCAGGATGATTTACACGAAAAATTAAAGGACGCAATGTCAAGTATTACTAGTTTATTTGCAAATATGGAACAAACTCAAAATACTGATAATAAATCTAATGATACCGATGGTACAACTAATGAACCCGAAGAAGGAAGTGAAATGCCAAATATGGATGGATTTAAAAATATGTTTAAAAATATGCCAAATATGGAAGGTATGATGCCAGACATAGAAAATTTACAAAAAAATTTGAAATCATTATTTGATGGTAAAATTGGAGAACTAGCAAAAGAAATGGCAGAAGATATTGCAGATGATTTCAAGGATGTGTTAGGAGATGATGTAGATACTACAGCAAACCCTCAAGATATCTTAAAGAATTTGATGAAAAACCCAGGTAAAATATCAAATTTGATGAAAACCGTAGGTGCAAAATTAGATAGTAAAATGAAAGACGGTTCTATTAATAAAGAAGAATTAATGGCCGAAGCCGGTGATATGATGAGCAAAATGAAAAACATGGGAGGATCAGGTGGAACCGATTTTCAAGAAATGTTTAAAAATATGGCAAAAAGCATGGGTGGTATGGGAAAGAATATGAAATTTGACAAAAATAAACTAGACCGAATGACAAAACGTGAAGAACAAAAACAGAAAATGTTACAACGAGCAGCTATTCGACGTGAAAAAGAATTATTGGCAAAAAAAGCAGAATTTGAAAATGCAAAACAAAGAATTAGAGAACAAAATGAAATGAAAATGAAATACTCAGTAACTGAAACTAATGACCCCAATCATTTAGTATATAAAGTTGAGGGTGAAGAAAGTCAACCAAAATCATTTATACACCCAGATATTGAAAAATTATTGGAAGAAGAGGACAGAGAAAAGGAACAACGTGCAGCAGATGCCTTGAAAAATAAGAAGAAGAAAAAGAAGAAGACAAAAAAGTAAATACATTGGATGTAGTATTATCTATTAATAATGTATAAATGAGTGTATTTAAATTTATCGACGCACGTGCCTTTTTCTTAAGTTTAGTAATAGGGTTGTTCGCAGTTTATATGTTTATGCCAGATATGAGAACAATATATGTATACCCAACTCCCGAAAATGTAAGTATATTACAATACAAGGATAAAACCGGAACATGTTTTTCATTTACACAGGAAGAAGTTGAATGCCCTAGTGATCCTAATGAAATATCGAAAATACCGGCACAACAATAAACTTTTAGCCATTCTATATTATCCAACTGTATAATATAGAGCATGAATTTCAAACGTCTTTTATATACTGATTTAGGTCGTATGTTTTTATCAATCATATTAGGTCTAGGATTGGCAACATTATTCCGCAAAGTATGTACTGAAAAAAATTGCTTAAGTTTTAATGGTCCAATAATTAGTGATCTAGAAGGGAAAATATATAAACATGGCAATAAATGTTATAAATATTCATCAAATACAGACAAATGTGATTCAACTAAGAGACAGGTAGATTTAAAGTCGAAAGACACTGATAACGATACATAATTTGATGATTATTTAGACAAACTCGTTAAACTATACAATATATCGTATAATGGATATTGTATAGTTTTATGGAAAATATTACAAAAATTTCAGATTTACCAACTGATGGTATAGGAATGCAAGGATCGAATCAATATGCTAGTAATATACCACCACCTGCCGCAATAAACGTTTCAAAGGCATCTAAAATGGACCCTGACACACCAACTAATTATACACCAATCAATACGCATCCAAATCCATACGGTATTTCTGGGCAAAATCCAATCATGGATAATCCAGCTCAATCAATGAATATGGGTAATAATATGCCGCAACAATCTAGTGAAAATATACAAATGCAAATAAATAATGGTATGGAATCTTTGCAAAATTTACAACAGCAACGATTACCTTCACGAGATATACCACAGAATACTACTCAATATTCTAATGATAACCATGTTCAACCGAATTATATACCACAACCAGAATCAAAAAGAGATTATGTAAGAGAACAGGAAGATATGACTGAGCGAAATTTACGGGAATATGAGAAAAAACAACAAAATTTATCATATTGGGATATAATATTTACTGATGTACAAACACCTATTTTTATTGCTGTTTTATTTTTTGTATTTCAATTACCTATAGTGAATACTATCATATTTAAACGCTTTTCATTTTTATCATTGTATAATGAAGATGGCAATTTTAATACAAGTGGATTAATATTTAAGAGTACATTATTTGGACTAATATATTTATTAACATATAAGTTTACAACATTTATTAGTGAAATATAACAAATTTTGTTTTTATTTTTTAATATTCTTCAATAAGTTAACCAAAGGATTGGATATTTTTGTTGATTTTTTCTTTTTCTGTTTATTTTTTTGAGTTTTATTATTAGATGATATGTTAGTAGGTGATAAGTTATTAACATTATCATTTGGAGCATACTTTAAAAACCACATATAATACTCTTTTGATTGTTTTTCATTTTTTAATTCTTTATATTTATCAGACTTTATTGATCGAATGTCTTCCAATGTTGTCTGTTTTCCATAACAATTTATAGAAAAACGTTTTAATATACCGGTTTGAGTAAGACGGTGTTGCTGTTCAACCTGAAATAAAAATATCGCTATACATAACAATCTATCTTTGTCATAATATGGCATTTTTGCATATAAAAAACTAAGATAAAATGCTAATATTGTATCTATGGTTGCAACTTTAACTGTTTTATGATCTATTGTTATTTCATTATAACTATGACATGCAATTGGTTGGTATATAAATGCCATACTATTCGTACCTATTTTTATTTCTACATGTCTAGGAATAATTTCACCTATAGCATCATGCTTAATAATTTTAATATGTTTAACGTTTTCTAATTGAAGTCGTTCTTTAACAATTAATGCACATTTATCCGGATCTTCAGATATAATATCGAAATCCGGTATTTTTTTAAGATTATTTTGTTTTTGTTCTGACATATATTTCGAATATAAATGTGTAGAGTATCCACCAAAAAATACTGCATCATTATCAATAAAGCAATCTCGTAATAATAAATGTATTCGTTCATTATCGTCTGTATCCATCTTTATTTTTTTTGAAAAATCTATGGTAGAACAATCTTTATCTAATTTCATTGGATAATATTTATTTAATATAGCTAAACGTTTTGCAACTTTTTCCCATCGTGATACATCACCTGCTGGTCTAGATAATTCTAAATACATAGCCATTCGCAGATAATCTGCTGGAGCATATTTTATGCCAGCAATTTGTATTGCATTTGACGAAACAGCGTCATATATCTGCTTATGTAAATAAGTGATATCAGCTATCGGTATGAAATTAACAAATACTTTAAATGTGCCATAATGTACACCTGATTTTGCTTCTACATCAGTATATCCTGCTTTATAATATATATCTGCTAATTCCTTTGCATCGTCTAAAGCATTTGCTGAAAAAAAATCATAATCAGGAATTTCTATATCTCGTTTATAAAATTGTGCATATTTGGGTAAAATATTATTAATCGCAGTTCCACCATAACATACTAATTTCTTTCTTTTTATAAAGTCTTCTACAATTTGTAACATATCTTGTATTTCTTTACTGTTAACTTTTTTTTGACCTTGCAATTCCTCTGTTTCATCGACTGCCTGTCTTAATATCGCTATTTCACAATCAGCAAACGTCATATCATTATCACACAAAGGTGTATTAAACTTTTTTTTATATTTCCTTGTATTTTTTTTACCTACCATATTTATTTCTAATATACTAAACATTAGAAATAATTATACAATATTTAGATTATTTAGATTATTTAGTGTTTGGTTTTGCATAATAAGTAATTACTGAAGATAATGTAACAATACCTCCCTTTAACATATTAAATAAGTCCTCAGTTTTACGCATGTTTGCATCTACTGTTTGATACTGATAAAAAATATTTTGACACCCATGTTTTATTATAAACTCTTTCATTGCTGGATTAGATGGTTTATCTAATGATGTTATTTTATCTGGTACTGCCATCTTCATCAACTTAGCTGTTGTATGTATATTATCATCCTTCATCAATACCGGTTTACTACATTGATTTAGTATATCGGTATAATGAAATTTATTAAGGTATTCACTTCCACTCTCTAAATGGGTATAATTAGCTAAATCAAAACAATCTGGAGAATCACTTTTACATTTTGAATGATCTTTATAATCTGGACGCACAGTTTTATCAATAACAATTATTATTTTACGCATAATATCTTTAAGTTTAGTTTCATTATTAACTTCTCCAGTATAAAGTTTACTTGCTAACATAGTATTTATTGTTTTAGCAACTTCCTGATATACAGCCTTATTATTAGATTTAATACGTAAATTAATAAAAAGTGGATCATTACTATTAGGGGAATCCTGTGAAAATGCATATTTAGTTATTGTTGCA